CGTTCCTGTTGAACACGTTAGTGTTTGCCCTTCTTGAGCAGTTCCAGTAATTGCAGGAGCAACACTATTAGAAGGTAAATTACCGCCGTCAATATCAGTAGCACCCGCCCAACTATTAATATGGCTTTTACCCCAACCAATAGTATTATTAGCTCCTTGTCCCCAACCTATATTGTTGTTTACTGAACCATCACCCCATCCGTTACTATTTGCCATAATTAAGTAGTTTTATCACCCCACATAACCCATTCATTTGTGAGTCGTTTTCTTAATACTATAACTGAATATTGTCCGTTTGTCTTATATTCGGCATTTGAACTTCTTAAAGTAACTCCAACATCACCCGCAATAGTTACTTGCCCCGTTCCTAATTGACAAACATAAATTACCGTTCCAACAGGAAAAGCAGTAGTCGCATTTAATGGAATAGTTACCGTTTCAGCAGTTGAACTTTCAATCTCTACCATGTAATACGAGTTGTCTAAAGTAAGCGTGTGTGACGCGCTATATTTAATTCCTGCAACTTGTACTACCTCAGCACCCGTAACATACTTAGAATCGTAAGTAGAGCCGTTATAATCAGCTATTGCTAACCTATCTGTGCGCTCTAACGTTGCGTTCTTTGCTGTTAGTTGACTTATCTTGACATTTGCCATTTACTTTCTTTAAATAAATTTCTAATTTTCTAATATTTTCAGCCTTAGGCTTGTACTTTTTTAAATGAACCATCCAAAATAGTTGTTTTGTGTGTCTGGGTACATATCCCCGTTAGAATTCAAGTTGTATTCAGGAAAAGAAGCTTGATTAAAACTCATGTAATCAATGAACCTTTCAGTGTAATGCTGTGCAATACTACGCTCTTTTTCAATTAAGAAGTCGATTTCGTCTTTTTCTACGTTTGTAGCATTCTCAGAATTATGCTTAAATACGCCCTTATTTGCGATTGTATACGCTGCGAAAGGTAAATACTCAACCATTGCCCAATGTATCAACATAGGCTTTATATACGTCGTTACAAGCGTTAAATAATCACCGCTTAAAGTTTCGTTTACAATGTCATCTTTTATTTTGTCTAAAAGACGAGTTCCTAAATAGGTTTGAATGTGAATATCTTGAGCTACTTTAATCCATTGAATAAAGTTATCCGTGTCTACGTTGCCATTCATGGCAGTAAACTTAACAACATCGTCTCTCGTAATTAGTAATGCCTCTGCCATTTTATTTTCTATAATATCCTTGGTTAGGCATGTCAATCGGTCTTTGACTTACCAAACTTGGGTTTTTAATAACATAACCTAACTTAGCAGCTTTTGCGCCTGCTATTTGTTTTACTTCTTTGCTATTAATATCTAAAACCTTACCCGAAAGCGTTGCATAGACTCTTTTATTCCAGCGATGATAACAATTAGCACCACCTTTATACAGCCAAATTGAATAATTATCTGCGCCGTCAATTCCGAAGCCTGCGTTAACCGCTTGACTACCCATTTTTATAATATCTTCTTTTCGGTAAACTCTTTTTTGTTTAGCAAGTGACATCATTTGTTTACAAAACTCCCTTCCGTTTTCTTTATCTTCCCCTGCGTAAATATATCGCGTAATGAATTTAACGCCATCAATTACCGCATCTTGCGAGCTTCTTAAATTAGGTCGTGGGTCACCAGTTGAAACTAAATTAACTACCTTAGATAATAAACTTTGTTTAGGTTCTTTGCTTAATAGTTCGTTGTCAGCTTCGTCCGTGTCATAGTCTACTTCGTGTTCGTCTATTAATATCCAGTCAGGGTTTTCATCTTCGCCTAATTCCATTAAAGGGTTAACCGCGCTTAGTTCCGTTCCTGTTTCTTCAGCTACTTGCTCTTGGCTTTGTGCGTTTTCTAAGTCCATAAACTCCAAAGGCTGTAAGGTCTTAAAGAATAACTTTAAAGAAATACCGTTGTAAGCTAATATCCTATCAAACGCCTCAAGTAATTCATCTTGCATAGGTTTAATAACCATGTTGTCAAACAAAATACTTGAGTTTTTAAGCTCATCTGCATTCGAACTAAAACCAGTTGTTGAAGCAATACCAAATAAAAGCGGACTTGTTACATTATGACCTAACATAATCTTACGTAAACACTCTTCACTTAAATAAGAGTAATGTTCAGGTGCGTCGTTTAATGGAATATCGTCAACAGTTGTTTTTTTAGTTTCATCAGCATTAAAAGCTACAACCGTTCGAATTCCTTTAGAACCCGTTAATTGTGCATTTACTTTGCTTGTAATGATTGATTGTTGCTCTTCGGTAGGTATACCATTATTAAAGTTTATAACCTTTGTACCGCTGAAACCGTGTTGAACTTCGTTAATCAAATAGTCTGCTATTTCTTCTTCTAATTTAGCGTAAGGAACAGCACCTTGATAGTCAGGATAAGCGTAATACTTCATTCCAACCGTGTAAGGCTTAACGTAAAGTATTTCTATTTGCTCATTTGAGAACCCGTAAGCAGGTATTCTTTTAGGTGCGTACTTCTTTGTATCTTGCCAGTTATCTGAATAGTAATACCCTTCAACTTCACCGTCTTTATTACACTTTTCAGCACGTAATAAATTAACAGGCATATGGTAAGCCTTAAGAATTTTTTTATGATCTTTAGAATAATGTATTTGAATAGCGCACTGACCTAACATCTTTCTATCGACTACTAACTTACGAACGCAATCAGGGTGCAATAAAGCCATCATTTGAGCATACTCATTTGGCTTTTTAGAAGCATCTAAGGCACTTAAACCACGTCCATAAATCAATCTACTTATATTGTTTATAATGGCGTTATTCGTCGTAGAATACGTGTATCTATCAATTAAATATTGAAAGTAATTATTATCCTCTCCAAACTCAACCCAATTATCTCTTTTAGATTCTTGAATTAATGGCGTTTGGTAAGAACTTAAATTAATTATATGTATGTTATCACTCATAAACTATAAAAGTATTTGTTGTGGCATTTGAAACGTACTGTCCATTATTAACCGAAAATGTTACTAACGGTTGGTCGGTGCAAAATATCCTATCCCTATAAACTATGTTAGTTCCGTCTTTTAGTACTAAATTGTAAAAATGATTTTCAACTAAGGCTACCTCAACCTCCAACGTTGAATAGTAATCTCCAGTTGTATAATCCCAAACTTGAACAACAGTAGTTTCGTTTGTTTGGTCGTCTGTTATTTCAACGCTATCAAAGTTTCCACTTCGCGGAATTAAAGCAAATGTTTGAGGCAATAAAGAAGTCGTTAAAACTATCATACTTATATAACTATCGCACCGCAGATTTGTTTCTTAAATAAAAAACCCCACCTAAAAAGGCAGGGTCTTAAACTATGTATGGAAAAGCAACCCTAAGAAGTAACTATTAATGCATCTAATGCACCGTCAGTAAAAATAGCTTGTAATCCAGCCTCATCAGCACAGTCAATAAAGTAAGCAGGGCTTTTCTCCATTCCTGTAAATGTAAGGTTATATCCGTTAAAGTCACCCATTGCAGTTCCTGAAGAAACAGTTCCAGCCGTTACGTCACATCCTTGGTCATAACCAGCTAAGAAAAATTGGTGGTCTCTTGTTTCAACAACGATTCTTGGACGTCCGTAAGCTAACAATTTAACGTTTTTATGCGTTGTAGCATCTTGTTTCTTTAATTGAATAGTCAATACTTGCTCAAAGAAAGTAGTTCCGTTATCTCTCGAAGTTTGGATAGTTTGCTCAAAACCATTTGCACCTTTCAATTCGTATTTGTAAAGTGAAATTTGAGTAGCAGTGTACCAAGTAGTAATTTGGTCGTCACCGTCAAACACCACGCTTGAAGATAATGTGTTCAAATCACCATAATTAATAAAGTAAATGTTTAGAAGTCCTGAAATCGCATCTTTGCAAGCTTCTTGTCTTCCGTTTAATATGTCGCAGCTCATGTTTTTTTATTTTTTAATGTTAAACAAAAAAGGGTGGCGTATATTTCACCACCCTCGTTATAGTTTTAGTTTGATTAGATACCGTAAGTTACAACGTCAGAAGCAAAACCATATTTAGCATCAGCAGTAAAACGCATAATTACTCGTACGTTTTGTGAACCGTCAAGATCTGACATATCCAATACTTTAACTTCGTTCATGTCGTTCATCAAACCAGTTGCAAAATACAAGTTAGATTTTTGAGCAAGTAACGCTGTGTTAGTAGCAAGACCAGGAGCTAAAAATACTTTAACGCCATCAAAGTAGATGTCATTCAATACTTGGTTAGTTCCTTTGTTGTCATAACCGTTAGCACCTACACCAGCAGCAGCAAAACCACCCAATGCACGAACGTAAGCACGGTAAATGTTAGAAGAAACATAAAGAGTCAAATCTTCTTTTCCGTACAATGCAGCAGGTAAAGCGTCAATGATTGAACCTAACTCAGCAACTACGTTAGAAGCAGTTACAGAAGTACCAGCGATTTTTTGGCCTGCAGGCAAAGAAGCATCAACGTCTAATTGTCTCATAATTCCTGAAAACTCACCAGCAGAAGCATTGTTACCATCCCAAATAGTTAATTCCATTTGTTGAGCAACTTTTTCAGCAGCGTGTGCGATTAAGAAATCAGCAAAAGACTTAGGTAATACGTCAAACGCAGAATAACCCATTTGGATAGCATCCCAATCTGAACGGAAGTCAGTCTTACAAAGTTGTAGGTTAACTTGGAATGATTCTGGTTGAAGAACTCTTTCAGTTAAAGTCAAAGTCGAAGTTGGGTCAAAATCACAAGTTGCATTTTTAACGATTCCGTCAGTAGCTACTCTTTTGATAACTTGCTTATACTTAACGTTAGGCATGATAGTAATTCCGCCTTTTTCTAAAGTTGGAGACGACAATAAAGCCGCCGCAATGTACTTACCTGCGAATTCACCAGCGTAAGTAGTTGTAATTGAAGTTGTTGTTGCCATTTTTGTAAAATGTATTTAAAAATTAATATTACTTATTTAGTTTTTCTAAGATTGAGTCCATAATTGAACGCTCTCTTTTAGACGCGATTCTTACAGTCTCAACTTTGTTTTCGTTTTCAGGGTTGAAAGAAATTGGTTTAACTTCCTCATCAGATGAAAGTGTTACTTCTTCTTTAACCTCTTTTAATTTGCTTAGTTCAGCTTTTAAAGTTTCGTTTTCTTCTTTTAGTTTTTCAATTTCAGAAAAGAAAGTTTCTTTAACTACGCTTTCAATAG